AAAAAGGGTGGTGATTTTTCATCACCCTTTTTTGTTGCAATTGATATTTATTAGTGTAATATTACATCTTTAGGAGAAATTCAATGGCTCAAGAAGCAATATGGCCAGGTAGTGGTTCCGCAGTAAGTGGTTCTACACCTTTTGGTTTTTATGATAATGATTCAGAATTCCAATCAGAGGCACCACAATTTGCTAGTTGGTGTGCAAAACGATTGGGATACCCAATAACTGCGATTGAACTTCAAGATACACAATTTTATGCATGTCTTGAGGAATCAGTCACAGAATATAGTGCACAAGTCAATCAATTTAACATTCGTGACAATTTATTACACCTAAGAGGACAAGTAACAAGTTCAAACTTCACACACAAACGAGTAAAATCAACTTTAAGTGAAAATATCTTTATTTCAGAAGAATATGGACAAGAAGCACAAGTTGGTGGTACGGTAGAAGTAAAAAGAACTGCAGTTTCTGTTAATTCAGGTAGTCAAGTCTATGATTTAAATAATGTTATTGGTGAGGCAAGTGAAAGTGGTGCATCAATTGAAGTTAAAAGAGTATTTTATGAATCATCACCTGCAGTTTCAAGATACTTTGACCCATATGCAATGACAGGATTCGGAACAATGAATATGTTAGATGGATTTGGGTTTGGGAGTATGTCACCTGCAATCACATTTGTATTACAACCAATATATGCAGATTTATTGAGAATTCAGGCCATTGAGTTTAATGACCAAATTAGAAAATCAGGATATTCATTTGAAATTCGTAATAATCAAATGAGAGTGTTTCCTACACCTATATCAAGTGGTTCTCTATGGGTTGAGTACTCACTAACATCAGAAAGAGACAATCCTTTAAGAACTCGTTATAGTGGTTCTGCAGATGTTGTATCTGATTACTCAAATGTTAGATATGATAACATGGAATATAACAAAATCAATGATGTTGGTAGACAATGGATTCGTAAATATGGATATGCATTAGCAAAAGAATTATTAGGAATGATTCGTTCTAAATATGGTACAATTCCTATTCCTAATGCTGAAGTTTCACTTGATGGTGATACATTAAGAGCTGAGGCAACTTCAGAAAAAGAAGTTTTAATGGAACAATTGAGAGAAACACTTGAACAAACAAGTCGTAAGGCATTGTTAGAAGCACAAAGAGATGAAAGTGACTTCCAACAAGAGACACTTAAAAAAGTCCCTTACCCTGTATACATAGGATAACAACATGCCAAGTAGATATTATCCACAAAGAGACATGGATATAATTGACAGGTTTAATCGTGAACTTGTTGGAGACCCAAAAAAAGATAAATGTGGTATCATAGACCAATTGGTTTATGTATACAGAGTGTCTGCCGAAGACACATCCACAAATATGTATGGTGAGGCATCAAGTGGTAAAGTATATAGACCAGGTGTCAAGTTGAATTGTCTCATAGATGCAGAAGATTTAAATTTTGAAACAGATGACTTCGGGCCTGATAATAGACAAAATGCAACATTTGCGTTTCAAAGAGATTATTTGGTAGAGATAAAGTTTAGACCAGATATCGGTGATATTATTAGTTGGAATGAAGGATATTTTGAAATAAATAGTTTTAATGAGAATCAGTTAATAGGTGGTGATTATAATAGAAACTTTTCAATAGTGGCAAACGCACACTTAGTAAGATTACCAACCTTAAACATAGAAGAATTTAGAAGTATATAATGGCAAGACAAAAACCAATACCAAGAAGTCAGAGACTTAGCTTTAATAGAGGTGAACAATTGAGTCGTAGTTCACCTAATGCAAAAGATACCGTAAAAAATATATCGGTTGGTATCATGGATATGGATAGTGCAATTATGTACTATTTCAATGAAGTTATCCAACCTGCTGTAACTGAAAATAAAGAAACCGTAAAAGTTCCATGTTTATATGCTTCACCAGAGAGATGGGTAAGTATTCAGAAACAAGGATTCCTAAGAGACAAAAAAAGACAAATCATCGTACCTTTAATTGTATTTAAAAGGACAGGTATTGAGAAAAATGAAAATATACCTGTAGATAAGTTAGATGCAAACAATCCTAACCACTTCTACACCTTTGAACAAAAATATTCAGACCAACAAAGATATGATAGATTTTCTGTACAACAAGGATTATTTCATAATAAAGAATTATACAATGTAGTGATACCCGACTATGTAACACTATCATACGAGTTTACGATTTGGACTTCATATATAGAACAAATGAATAGAATAGTTGAGAAGATTAATTATTCAGATGGTGCATATTGGGGTGAACCTGGTAAGATGAGATTTAGAACCACGATTGAAAGTTTCTCAGACGCAACCGAAATAGATACAGAAAGATTAATTAAAACAACATTTAATGTTCAGATGTATGGATACATTATACCAGAGTCATTTAACAAATATGTCACTACTAAAAAATATTTAACACCAAAACAAATCATATTAAAAGACGATGTAGATGTTCAGTTGGCAAGTTTAATTAAACCTGAAGAAGGTGTTCAGAGTATTACGGTATCACAGGCCAACAAAGTCTCATCTGCAAAAACAACATTAACAAACGCACTAACATTACAAGGTGGAACTGGTGTAACCATGACAGGAGTTACTAACTTTACTGGTGAGACTGCAGCACTTGGAACAATATCAATTGGTCAAGATGTTGGTACTACATCTAATGTTACATTTAATGATGTTTCTGCATCAAGTGCAATCCATGTTGGTGAAACATCATTCACCATATCACAAAGAGCAGATGGAACTGCACAAGTAGATAAAGATTGGCATGTAAAGGGTAATATTTTTGCAGAGAACTATATTGTAAGTTCGTCCATCATGCATATGACTCAAAGTTTTGCAAGTGGTGAAAATGTTTTTGGTGATACCTTAACCGATAATCAAAGATTTACAGGTTCAGTAGATATAACTGGTAGTTTAACATTGAATGGTAGTAGTATAACTGCTGGTGGTTCAGAAGTCTCTACTTTTGATACCTACATTAGAAAATCTTTTGTAAAGAAAGCAAACTCAATATTAAGTGCAACTGCAAGTTTCTCGGCAGTTACTGCATCTGCTCCAAGTGGATTAACGGCGACATCAGAAAATGATTTCGTATTCTTTATCAATGGACAATATATGGAACATGATGCATTATCAATATTTCAAAAGAATGGTAGTACATTTGAATTACATGTTGATACATCTTCAATCGGCTATAGTTTGGAAAGTGATGACGAGATAATCGCTCAAGGTAAATTTAATTCGTAAATCCCACTTTTCTTTTACCATTTTTTGATATTTATAAGTATGAGAAAAAGACATTGGAAGAATAGAAAAAATAGGCCTTGTCCAGATTGTGGGAAGATGTTGACCTACACAAGAAAGGATTCATTTGATAGAGCAGTTGGTAATAATTCAGTATGTAAATCATGTGCACAATCAGATAGAAAATTAACTATTCAGACCATTGAAAAAATGAAACAACCAAAATCCACACAACATAAGAAAAAGATTTCAAAATCTATATCAATGTGGTGGGAAGATAGAAAAGATGATAGAGAAAGTAAATGGCTAAGATAGGTTTAAAACAATTAGATAGTGTTCTATCTGGTTCATTACAAGTTTCAGGTAGTACAATCGTTACAGGTTCACTAACTGCAAATACTGCATCAACAGGTTCTACCGCCATTTTTACAAATAATATACAGAATGGGTATCCAACTTCAAACAATTGGGGAGAAAACTTAGGTGGTAGTTTTTTTAACAATTTTGATAACACCACCCATGTAAGTGAAATACTAAGATTCATGGCAGGTGTATTGAGTTCATCCTTAGATGTGGCAGACGCAACTGCCAATACAAAAACATTTGCAAGTGTAGATACTAATGAAAATAGTTTAGGAACTACAGATAGTGTTGATGGGTACTTACCAACAAATTATACTTCTCTAAGTAATGCAACATTAAACTATTTAGTATCTAAGGGTTGGACAAGTGTTGGTTCTACAATCTTTAATGGTATTTCAGTATATCATGATAATGGAAGTTCTTATTCTATAGACTTTGATTCTAATAGTGGTGGTTCTACAAGTGTTAGTTCATCTGTTGATTCAGAGTTATTCGGTTTAGGTAGTTTGACAAGTGGTGGAGCAACAGAATTTAAAGTTAGAGTTGTCGCCACACAATCATTTAGTGATACTGGTAGTATTTCAACACCTAATCAAAGTAGTAATACTTTTACTACACAATCTTTTAAGGATATATCAGTTAGTTCTTTTGGAACATCAAATGGATTGACATTGGCAAAAATAAATACTGCTCAATCTGCAGTCATTCCAGCAGCATTTCAAGATGGAAAATTTGAAAATGTTGGTGGTACTACGATGACTGGTTCCTTATCAAGAAAATATGGAGCATCAGCGACTGATTTTACAAGTGTATCTTCAAGTGGATATTATAGGTTTCATGATTTGAAAGTTGGTATGGCAACAGGTTCAGGTAATTATCAATTTGTAAATGGTACTACAATAAACAGATTCTATGCACCAATTGACCAAATAGAAAGTGATATCGGAACGAATTCATTAGCAGATGTTGGAACAACACACAAAAATTTAACCGCAACATCAAGAAGTTTAAGTGGAGTTCCTTACTTATTAGACTCTACTTTTGAAGTATCAACAAAAATTACAGGATTGTTTAATCCAATGTATGCCTCATCAACCACATTAGTGGATATGACAGCAGGTTCAGTCGGTGTTGGTAGTGTATCAATAAATGGAGATACTATTTCTACAAGTGGTGGAACAATACAAACAAGTGGAAAAGTTTTTCAAAGTGATGGAAGTACAGCCGTAAATAGTGGTGTTCCAAGAGTTGATGATATCGCTATAGTAACTGCTTCAGTTAGTTACGATAGTGGAACTTCAGATAATATAAATCAAAGTGGATTTTCTGATACATCATTTACGGTCGCTACAAAGGCCAGAAATAGAGCAAGTTCACAATCTACATTAGATACACAAACCATTTCATATCATACTGCAGGAACTTTTGGTCAACCATCATCAAGTGGTAGTTTAGGAATTTATGGAAGAGCACAAGGATATGATGGTGGTAGTTTAAATGGAACAACAGAAGAATTTAGTGGAGAAGATTTTAGAATAGTACTAAATAATAATATTACATCGTTTAGTGGAACTGCTTTCACTACGAGTTATGATTTAACTCATTTGGGTAATTTTGATTTACAAGTAAAACCAGGATTCTTGGTAGACCCAGGTGGGACATATAGATATTGGTATACATCTAATCATGGTAGTGGAACATATAAGTATTATGTTAGAAGATTCCAAAAAACAAGTGGAAACAAAACTCAAATGACTATAAACTTGAATAACAAAACATTAGTGAATTGGAATTCTACTTCAGATGGAATAGCATGTGCATTAATATTTAAGAGTGGTACAAGTGCTGGTGGGAATACAAGTATAACTACTTGTAGATTATATGACCCAAGTGATACCACAAGTAACTTAATTGAGAGTGGAATATCACAAGATAATCATAAAAATCCATTTTCAAGTAATATAGATTTATATGGAAATACAGGTGGTAGTATTTCAAGTAACACATACACAATTCCGATTAGAAATGCGGATGGTATGTTTTTAGATGATACAGATGATGAACTTTATGTAGTGGTGAGATATAAGAATGACCCTGCACCAATACAATCAATAACATTGGGATATAGTTAATGGCCATTAATTTAGAAAAAAAATCAAACAGATTACTTGGTAATAGACGATTTACAAGTGCTGATTTAAATACATCACAAGAGGCGTTTACTGATGTATTGGATATCGGTGCAGATGAAATTTATACTCAAACACATTTAATACCATCAAGTAATTTACCATTTAGTGGAAGTACTCAAAGTGGACAAACAAGTGGTGTACTAAAATATTATTGTAGACAAAGATTAACAAGGTCAAATGTTGCAAACGATGTATTCTTCTTTATGGTTCCAACTGGAAGTACAGGTGGAGTAACACCGCAGTTGATTCAAGATAACCAACAAACTAATTTTATATCACCTAAGTATTCAGTAAGTTCACTTGCAAATGCCAATACAGAAGATACAACACCAGGTTATGGTGTAAAAGTTTTCAAATCTACATCATTAGATAGTGCATCATTAAGTAGTGGTGATATTGTATCCACAAATGATTATCAGTTTGATTATAAAACTGGTGTACTACAATTTGAATCTGCACTTGCATCTAATTTAGAAGTTTATATGAGTGTTTATCAGTATGTTGGTAAAACTTTAAGAACAGGTCTATTTATTGATGGTGATATAACTGCAAACAATTATATTGTTAGTTCATCAGTTACCAATATAACAACACAAGAATTAAGTGGTTCAACTAAATTTGGTGATTCTACTGATGATACACACCAATTTACAGGCAGTTTGAGTGTAGATAATTTTATAAGTGTCCCTACTGCAAGTTTTAATATAATAAGTGGTTCCTTGGTACCAGATTCCGCAAATCTTTATGATTTAGGTTCAGCACAATTACCATGGAGAGAGTTATATATCTTATCAAGTTCAATAAACTTTAATGATTCAAGTAATCAATCAGTAGGTAAGTTGGCAGTTGATACAGAGGGATTATCTTTGGAAGTTGGTTTACCAGCACAAAGAGTTAAACAAAAAATTAAAGTTGATAGGAAAGGAATTAAAGTTGAGTCACCTGATGGTTCGTTAAGTGTTTATAGTGGTTCAACATTTTTTGGAGAACCATCATCATCCAATGATTTAATGGTATTAAAGAATTCAAGTGGTAACACTATGTTTAAAATAGATAATAGTGGAACCGTAGTATTGGGTACGAATTCACCACTACCAACGGCTCAAGAAGGAGCTATTGCATATAGTGGAAGTGATTTTTACCTTGGTTTTGCAACATAATGATATTTATAAGTAACGAAATAGAGTTTAATAAACTCTTTAAGGAGAAATAAAATGGCAAGTTGGAAAAAAGTAATCGTAAGTGGGTCTTCTGCGGCACTCTCTTCTTTGACTTTAGACACTGCGTTACCAGTAGCACAAGGTGGTATTGGTGCAACATCTTTAACAGATAAGGCAGTTCTAATTTCACAAGATAGTGGAACTGATGCAGTTGGTGCACTTGCCTTAACAACAAATGGAAGTATCGTAGTTGGTGGTACTAATGGGCCGGCAGTTGAGGCAGCATCTGATGTTGCAGGAACTGGTCTTACCGCTGTAACAGGTGATGGAACATTAGTAATCAATGTAGATGCTGCCCAAACACAAATTACAAGTGTTGGAACATTAGATACAGGAGCTATATCAAGTGGCTTTGGTAACATTGATAATGGAACTTCAACACTTAACACAGGTAATGCAACCGTAGATACATTGATAAATGATTCTGCAGTCGCATCATCTCACATTACAGGTTCATTTACTGGTTCTTTCGTAGGAGATGGAACAGGACTAACAGGAACAGGTTTAGATATTGATGGATTAAGTGAGGGAACTTCAATTCATCAAACTCAAGACCATTTAGTGTTTTCAGATAATGGAACTGAAAAGAAAATTACATTTAGTAATTTAGAAGATGCAATCTTTGGAAATGTAAGTGGTGACGCAACAATCGCCGCAGGTGGTGCATTAACAATTGCAAATGATTCAGTAGACAACAATATGTTAGCAAACATCGCACAAGGTAGTGTTAAAGTTGGTGGTGGTTCAAACGCACCTACTGATTTAGATGCAAGTGGTGATGGTAAGATACTTGTTGGAGATGGAACAGATATTAATTCAGTTGCAGTTAGTGGTGATATATCATTAGCCAACAATGGTGCAGTAACAATTGCAAATGACGCAGTTGAAGGAACTATGTTAAATACAAATGTCGCAGACACTTCTACAATTGAATTATCAAGTGATTCTCTTTCTGTATTGAAAGTTCCAAATGCAATTACCGTAGATAATACTACAATTAGTTTAAATAGTGGAACTACATATGATGGAAGTGGAGCAAAAACAATATCTGCCAAGACCGCAGCAATCGCAGATGGTGGTGGTGCACTTGCAACTGCAGACCAAATTCACACATTCTACACTGCAGGTGGTAGTAATTTAGCAACTGCATTGAATACAGATTTAGGTGGTAACTTTACAATCGGTAACCAATCAAGTGATAGTGCTACATTTAGTGGTGCTGTTATCGTTGAGGGTAACCTAACCGTTCAAGGTACACAAACTTCACAAAATGTAACAAACTTATTAGTTGAGGATAAATTCATCTTACTAAATAGTGGTTCTTCAAGTGGAGATGGTGGTATAGTGGTTCAAACCGATGGTAGTTTCAATGGTACTGCACTATTCTATGACGATAGTGTATCTCGTTGGGGATTAACAAAAGCTGATGATACTGCACAAGATGCAACAAGTGCAACACCAAGACAATTCGTTGTTTCGGTGAGTGGTTCAACTGAACCACCTGCACATGGAAGTAATCCACAAGATTTTGGTGGGTCAGCAGCTTCAAGAATAGGTATGATGCATATAGAGACTGATACAGGAGATATCTATATTTGGTCATAACAACAATAAAGGTTTATAATGGGAATAGTTAAAAATCAAAAGACGGGAGTAAAAAAAAATACTCTCGTCTTTTCAAAAAAAGAAATAGAGTTTCTTTTGTATTTGATACAAGAAGGAATGATACCTGGTAAGAGATTATCAGAGGCAGTTACTATTGTAGAAAAACTGCAAAGAGAATATAGTAAAGTAATTAGTGAATAACTTATTGGCCTTGATGTGGCAATCAAGGAAGTGGGCCGAAAAGGTAACCAACCGTAAGGAGATAAAATAAATGCCAAGTTGGAAAAAATTAATCACAAGTGGTAGTGACGCTGCCATACCAAGCATATCACATACAGGAAACTTCACTCTTGATGTTTCTGGTGATATCACTTTAGATGCAGATGGTGCTGATATTCTCTTAAAAGATGGTGGGACTTCATTCGGTAGATTCAAACGAGATACTTCAGATTTCGTAATTAAATCAGAAACAAGTAATAAACATTTGTTATTAAAAGGTAATGATGGTGGTGCAACCATAACTGCCTTAGATTTAGATATGGAAAATTCAGGAGATGCATATTTCAATAATGATATAAGTGGTTCAACAATTAGGGCAAGTGGTGATGTTATTGCATTTAATTCATCTGATGAAAGATATAAAGACAATTTACAACCAATATCAGAACCACTATGGAAATTGAATCAAATTGGTGGTTATACATTTGATTGGAATGATAAACAAGATACATATGAAGGACACGATGTTGGGGTTATTGCTCAAGAAATACATAAAGTACTACCAGAAGTAGTTGGTGAGAAGAATGATGGTTATTTAGGTGTCAAATACGAAAAAATCGTTCCATTATTAATAGAAAGTATCAAAGAATTAAATAAAAAGATAGAAGATATTGAAAAAAATTGTGATTGTTTGAACAAATAATCAAAAAAAATTAGTTTTAAATCTATTTTGAGATTTGTAAATTATACTTATATATAAACTTAAAAGGAGTTATAAAGATGGCGAATGAAATTAAATTTACTGAAGAAGAATTAAAATCTTTGAGAGACTTAAGAGACAATTATGCTACTACTCAACTATCTTTAGGCCAGTTAGAAGTTCAAAGAATGTTGTTAAACCAACAAGAAGAAAGACTTCATGACCAAAAGTTAGAGTTAGAGGCACAATATGTAGAAATTCAAAAAACAGAATCTTCCTTAGTAAATTCGTTAAATGAAAAATATGGGCCAGGTAATCTTGACCCAGAAACAGGTGTTTTTACACCAACCGAAAATAAATAAGATTACTTAATTGTAATCACAAGGGAGAAAACAAATGGCAGAAAGAATAGTAAGTCCAGGTGTATTTACACGAGAAAAAGATTTATCTTTCTTACCACAAGGGATTTCTGAAATAGGTGGAGCATTTATCGGGCCAACATCAAGAGGGCCTGCTTTTGTACCAACTATAGTAAGTAATTTCCAAGAGTATGAAGATTTATTTGGTGGACTTAACAAAGATTGCTACACACCTTACGCTGTTAGAGAATATCTAAAATCTGCAGGTTCTGTTACTATTGTTCGTGTTCTACATTTAGGTGGATATCAAAACGATTTTGTCGGTATTGCACAAAGTGGTAGTATCGTTGCAGTTTTGAAACCATCAAGAGGTGCTACAGACCCAGATTCATATAGTATTGCTGGGCCAACAAGTGCATCCTTAGCACAAACACATGGTTCAAATGATGCAACTTTAACACTTAAGGGAACTTCAATCACATTTAGTCTTGATAGTGGTTCTGCAAACTATATTGATAAAGTATTCAGTACAGACCCACAAGTATCAGGTACAACGGTTGATAAAAAAGTTTACCTTTCATCATTGTTTGATAACACAATCACTAATAATGGTAGACATACTGCACCATTCGTAAGTATGAGTATTGTTAGTGGTAGTGATGACTTCACACATGATTATGAGAATGCATGTACACCATCTGTTCAATCACAATTACTTAATAGTGCAAGAACAGACTTATTTAAAGTTAAAACTCGTTCACATGGTTCAAATGTTAATCATCTTTACAAAATCGGTATATCCGATGTTAAAGTACCAGCAGATGTACCAGGTAGTGATTATGGTTCATTTACTTTAAGTGTTCAGATTAATAATCCTGGTGAATCAGATGATGGAACAATTTTAGAATCTTTCCAAAACCTAAGTTTTGATGAAGATTCAGTTAACTACTTACCAAGAGCGATTGGTGATAGATATGTAACTATTGATTCACAAGGTAAATTAACCTACAATGGTGATTATCCAAACAAATCAAAATACATCTACTTATCAGATTTTGGTAATCTTGAAGGTATTTCAAAAGAAATAGTTCCTATGGGATTTGGTAAATTAACTTTACCAGTTTCTACAGCAACTTCTTTATCTGGTTCACAAAGTGTACCAAGTGCAGTCTTCAAGTCAAATCAGTTAAATGAAAGAGGTGACTTTAGTTCAAATGTGTTCTATGGATTTGATTTCAGTAATGAAGATAGTAAACAATACTTACAACCTTTACCAGCATCAACAGGAAATGGTAATAATGTAACGATGAGTTTGGAAGACCAATTAGGTCATGCAGATGCATCAGCATTAGGTACAACTTTCTCAGATGCGAGTGAAAAAGTAACATTGGCACTATCTCATGTCAAACAAAGAAAATTCGTTGTTCCATTTCAAGGTGGTTTTGATGGAGTGAATCCTGCAAAACAAAAGAATGTAGGGAACGACATTTCAGCAACAAACACACAAGGATTTGATTGTCAACTTTCAACATCAAGTGGTTCAGTAGCTTATACACGAGCACTAAACGCAGTTTCAAATCCAGACGAGTTTGATATCAATATGATAGTGACACCTGGTATTATCCATGAGTATCACCCATCAGTAACTAACAAAGCTATAGATGTTGCAGAGGCGAGAGCAGATGCATTCTATGTAATGGATGGTTCAAGATGGGGTCGTTCAGTAGATAATGCTATTGAGGATATCAAGGCGTTAGATACTAACTACGCAGCAACTTATTATCCATGGATTAAAATCCAAGATGTCAATACTAACAAACCAACATGGGTTCCACCATCAGTTGTGTTACCAGCGGTAATTGCAAATACTGATAGAGTATCTCATGAATGGTTTGCACCTGCAGGTCTAAATCGTGGTGGTTTAGGTCAGTTTGGGGTATTAGAGGCAAAAACAAGATTGACTCATTCAGAAAGGGATGACCTTTATGAAAACAGAATCAATCCAATCGCTTCATTCCCTGCACAAGGTGTAGTGGTGTTTGGACAAAAAACACTTCAAGGAAAACCAAGTGCTCTTGATAGAATCAATGTAAGAAGATTGTTAATTAGACTTCGTAAGTTTATTGCAAGTTCTTCAAGATTCTTAGTCTTTGAACAAAACACAGCAACCACAAGAAATCGTTTCTTAGGTATTGTGAATCCGTTCTTAGAACAAGTACAAGCAAATAGTGGTTTAACTGCATTTAGAGTAGTAATGGATGAAAGTAACAACACACCAGATGTTGTTGATAGAAATCAGTTAGTAGGTCAGATATTTATCCAACCTACAAGAACTGCTGAGTTCATTGTACTTGACTTTGTAGTACAACCAACAGGAGCAACATTTCCTGAGTAAGTTTAACTTATAAAGTAACTTATAATAAAAAACCCCAGTCTTACGATTGGGGTTTTTTGTTTCTGTTAGGTTCTTACGATTACGATATTAACACCTAACTATTTACTGAATTAATTCATTTTATATCACTTCCTTTCACTTTCTTTATTTATACTGGATCGCTTGGTTCTTAATATGATTTAAAAATTCAATATCTTGTCTATCTTGATAACCATAATAAACATTATATTGAAAGTTGAATAAAAATAACCTTAATCTTCTGATTAGTTTTTCAAGATGAATTAGAAAAGGAACAATCCCTTTCCCAATCACATATCTTCCTAATATCTTTCTAATTATCATACTATAATATAACCATTTCTATCATTAGTGTCAAGCTTTTTTTTAATAAATTCTTTCAATAATTTCTTCAACTTGTTCATCGGTAAAACCAACAACACTATAACAAGCCAAGAAGTCATAAACCGTGAAGAACTCAGTATCATCTAATAAGTCTTCATAACCTTTTTTACAACCACCTTCATTAAAAGCCAAAGTTTCTCTTTTATTTTCATAAAGATTAACTATAGCAGTTTCTTGTTGTTGAATAAACATCTCAATGTTTTCTTCTATTTGTTCCTTAGTGAAACCTTCAGTAAAATTTGGTATTGTTAAATTTTCAATCATAATCATATTCCTTTCATTTCTATCTTTAATCACATATTAATATACCAATAATACACACCAATGTCAAGCTTTTTTTTGAAAAAACTTCAAAAAAACTTCTAAAAATATAATATTATAGTAATACACTTTTTTCACTTTCCTTATATTTATTAATGTAATAAGTAAAACTGGCCTAATAGGAGAAAGAAAATGGCAGAACTAATTGACCCAAATGAAATTTTTTATACCCCATTTGAACCTAAAACAAAAAATAGGTTCATCATGTATATTGATGGAATACCTGCATATCTTGTAAAGACTGCAAACAGACCAACAATAACTTTTGAAGAAATCGTCTTAGAACATATCAATGTTAAAAGATATGTTAAAGGTAAAGGTGCATGGGAGACCTTAGAAATAACTCTCTATGACCCAATCGTTCCAAGTGGTGCACAAGCAGTGATGGAATGGGTAAGACTACATCATGAATCTGTAACAGGTCGTGATGGATATTCTGATTTCTATAAGAAAGACATTACATTTAATCTATTGGGGCCAGTAGGTGACAAAGTGGAAGAGTGGACATTGAAAGGTGCAATGATTCAATCTGCGAACTTTAATGATTTAGACTTCGCAAATGGAACAGATGTTGCAGATATCTCTCTTACACTTCGTTACGATTACGCAATACTACAATTCTAACAATCGGAGATATATGAAAATGTGGGAAATATTCAAGGACAACAACGATTATAACGAGAAATCAATTATTGGTTTCGGTGCGTTTACAATAATGGTTATCTTCGCAATGGCAGATGTTATTACAGGTATCATTGGAAAACCTTTGGTTATCAATGATGTTGTGTATAATTCATTCCTATTCACTACTTTAGGTAGTTTCGGAATCGCAGGAGCAGAAAAAGTTCTTGGAAATAAAAAATAATTAGATTTTAAATTCCAAAAATAGTTATAAATATATGGTTTTAAATTCAATTCTTAATCAAGGAGATTAATAACATGGCAGAAAATCAGTACGCATTTCCTACTGAGGTTCTATCTTTACCATCCAAGGGATTATTGTATCCCAAAGATAGTCCATTAAGTAAGGGAACAATTGATGTAAAATACATGACAGCAAAAGAAGAAGACATCTTAACATCACAGAATCTTATACAACAAGGTGTTGTGATTGATAGATTATTAGAAAGTGTTATTGCAACACCAGGAGTTAAATTAGATGATTTATTACTTGGTGATAAGAATGCAATAATGGTTGGGACTCGTGTCTTAGGATATGGTAAAGACTATCCTGTACAATTAACAGACCCAGACACAGGTGAAGAAGTAGAAACAGAAATTGATTTAACTAAACTTGAAAATACCAAGTTTGATGAGTCAGTATTTAAAGGTGAGAATAAATTTTCATATACTCTACCTAACTCAAGTAGAACTATTGAGTTTAAATTACTAACTCATAAAGATGAAGTTGAAATTGATTTGTTACTACAAGGATATGAAAAGGCAACTAATCTTACAGGTGTAAGTAATGAGTTATCTCTTCGTATGAAACACCAAATCATTTCAGTTGATGGTAATACAGACCAAAAGGAAATTGATAACTTTGTTGATAATCAATTCTTATCATTAGATACTCGTGAATGGAGAAAGTATGTCAAGTCAATTCAACCTGATGTAGATATCAGTATTAACTACAAGAGTAAAGTTGGTAAAACACATAGAATACCACTCTCTCTTGGGATTGACTTTTTTTGGCCAGCCGGCGAGTAACAGGCCGGCAATCCACGAAGAAGTCTTCAGCCTATCATACTATGGTCAAGGTGGTTTTACCCACCAAGAAGTCTATAATATGCCCGTTCCACTCCGAAGATTCTATATTCAACAAATCATTAAGGCTGTAGATGAACAGAAAAAAGAAGTAGAGAAAGCACAAAAAGGTGATGGTGGAGTTCAGATGCCTCAGTTCAAAAAATAATGATTCTTGATATTTATTAATGATTAAACAGGAGTCAAAATGTCTAAAATAGTAATCAAAGAAAAAAAAGTGATAAGAGAATTTATTGGGTCGTTGTTCAAAGCGATTGGACAAAGGAAAGCCAAAAAAGATGTTATCAAAAAGATTTCAAAAGACCCTGTAATCAAAAAAAGTCTAATCCAAATAAACAAAATTGACCAACAATTAGAGAAGTATCTTGATAAGAAGATGGAAGACCCAAATTGGGTATCAGATATGGAAGATTTAGGATTTGATACAGACTTACTAAAATAATTTAAATAAATAATCGGTTATACTAATTTAAACTGAGAACCTATGGCAAATTCAGACAAAGCAAAAAAGAACTTTGAAGACATAAAGAGTTCGGTAAAAGAAACTCAAGATTTCATTAAGGAAATGTCCAAAGAATTTCCTGATATAATTAACTACGCCAAAAGACTTGCAACAACTTTCTCAGATGCAAAAAAGATGTCAAATGAACAACTTGACACCTTAAAGAAAACCAATGATATCACAAGAGAGATATTAGGTAATCGTAAAAATATACATAAAGAAAGTTTTGAAACAAAAGATTTAGATGAATTATCTGCAGAGTATTCAAAACAAGGATTAGGTAATAGAAAGAAAATCCTTCAAGTTTTAAAACAAGAACAAAGAATCCAAAAATCCATAAATAACCAAATCAATGCATCGGCAAACGCTGCAAAGAAATTTGGAGATAGTATTACGAGTGGTGTACAATCAATACCATTCTTTGGTAATTTTTTATCTACTGCACTTGGGTTGGATAATTTAGGACAAGACATAAGTGATAGTTTACGAAAAGGATTAGGAAAATCAGATGGATTTTTAAGTAAACAATTTGGTGGCACTGCTGCAGAGGCATTAGGTAGTGGTATTACAGACTCATTGAGAGAAAAAAATCTAAGACCACAAGATTTACTTAATATGGATAGATATAAGGCCTACATTAAGAAGGCAATGGAAGACCCGAAT